CGTGGACCACCTCCGGGCTGTGGAGCCTTGAGGTTGGAGCCGGTAGCCCTATTGTATTTTTTTCTACCGGCTGCTGTGAGACCTCCCTTACGGCTCTTGTGTTTGCCGATTCTAAGGGAGACATTCTTTTTACGTACTCTTTTTTTACGTGCCATTACATTAAAGGAAGTGGTAATCCATGTATTCCTTCGTCGTACATACCGCCTTCTTTTAGATAGCCGCCTTCATTCTGAAATACATGTCCGTAGATGCCATCATCTTCACCGAGGAAGTAACCTCCTTCAGTAGGCATCATAATTTTAGATGGATCTGATGCAATCATCATACCTTGATTTGCTATAGGACTAGGTTTAGTGTCATCTGTTTCTACCTTATCTAAGAAAGGTAACATCCACTGGAATGGTACTTCATTACGTGGTGGTAAGGCTCTAGTACCTTCTAGTCCGTTATTTTTTCTCCATGTTTCTACAAAGTTTTTTGTTTCTCCGTAGACATCTCGCTTTGCTATCTGTCCTTCCATTTCTGCTCTGCGGTATGATTGCATCTGGAGCAGACTATTAATACTATCGCCTCTAGCCATAATTACTTCTTCTTCTTAAGGATTTTCTTTTGTACTGCTACAGGTAGCTTGGACAGCCCTTTACCAGCTGTCTTTTTCTTTGGTCTACCTTTCTTTGAACCATAAGTTCCGGGTCCCATTGGCATAGTTATTCTCCTAAAAATTTACGTTTGGTGATCTGTCTAATTTTTCCATGATCTCTCTGCGATATGCTGGATCATCTTCATAACGTGGGTCAGCCATAGCTCTTACAACTTCCTGTTGACTACGGAACTGATCGTTACTTTGTCTTGGTGCTTTACCTTGTACCATATTTCCATCGTATCCTATTGCATCATTGTATGCATAAGCTAAGGATCTAACTGCAAAGAACGCAGCCAGTGGATCTCCCTTAGCCATGACTTGATCGAACATCTTAACCTCTTGTTCATTCAGAGATTTCTGTGCCCAGTCTATCATGTTAGCATAGTTCTTCTCTCCGCCTACGATTCCTTTTAGTTCTTTTATATCTGACTCAGAAAAGTCACGTGCTGCTTGAGGTTCTAACCCCTCGTTAGCTTGTCTGTAATCTAAATACAGGTTAGCTAGATCAGTAGAACTCATCTTACTAATCTCTTCTGTTAACTCGGGGCTAAACTCTTCACGTGAAGTTGACTCTTCCCAGATTCTATCTAAGATATTTGACTCTTCAGATTCTGGTTCTGATTCAGGTGCTTCAGGTTTAGCTTGCTCCTCTTGTGTATTGTTGTTGCTGAGTTTTTGTTGCAGCTCAAGATAACCTTTCTCTAACTCTTCAGCATTTTTATACTTGCCTGCTAGTAGTTGTTCTTGAGCTTGCTCCATCTTCTCACCAACTTGTAGAGAGTCTTGCTCTTCTTCTGAAAGATTGTTAAGAGTTGTAGTCTCAACATTAGACTCCATAGTTAGTGTTTCTGCCATATTATTGTGGTGGTTGTGCTTGATCTAATATTTGTGGGTTCTTAGTTGGATCTAGAGCTGGTGCTTTCATAAGAGCTGGTGTGCCTTTAATAGCTTCCATCTCAGCCTGTTGCTGCATAGCTTGTTGCTGTTCTTGTTGTACTTCTTCCATAGTTTTTACCAGATTTAGTACATCTATACCTTGTGCAGCTGCTAGTCTCTTGACCACTTCTTCTGAATTTATATATTGACCTATCGCATCTGGTCCCATTGTCTGAGCTATAGTCTGTAAGAACTGAGCAAGTGCTGCTGCATCTTGTCCTCTTCCTAGACTATTTATACCAGCTACGATGATAGGTTTGACCATACCTTTAGGTAAGCGTGGAATCTCTCCTGTCTTTTGGAAGATACTGAGCTTTCTATTGAGGTAAGGTACTAGGAACTCTACAGTTAACAACCCGAACAGTCCGCCAAGTTGTTGCTCTAGTTCCATCTGTGTCATGCGTACCTCTTCAGCTGTGGTTCTCTCTGACTGCCGAACTGACAGGATCAGGAACGCTTCGTTCAACCGCTTCTCGAGTGTCTGCATATGCTGCAATGCCGTAGCAAAGTCAGCTGTCTTTCCGACTTGTATCACACCTATGTCATCAGGTCTACCCTGTACAATAGCACCGTTGCCAGCTGCTGCTAGCGTCTGTGGTTTGGTAGTAGCTGATGGTGATACAGTAAATACAACCTTAGCGGCTGCTGCACTACCTTCTACTATAGCTTGAGACAATGCTTCAAGAGACTTGAGATCTCCGATAAACTGTCCGACTCTACCTCTACCGTATGCTTCTCCATCTACTGTATTGAATCGTAGTGGTAGCCATGGTGTACTTTCGATAGGTGACTTACCTTGTGTGCCCGGTATCTTTTTATCGTGCACTTCTTGATGCCATACAAATCTGTTGTTGTCACGCTTGCAATGCGTGTAGACATCACATTCTTCCTCCTCTTCGTCCTGATCTGTTACCGTTTTCTTCGGCATGATCTCGTAGTAGTAAGGAATAAGATCTTTGTTGATCCTTTCTTTTGTGATAATTTCAATCACGTCGCCATTGCCATCTCGTTCTATCACGTAGCGATTAAGAGGATATAACTTCAGCCCTGTCTTGCCCATAAAGATAAGAGCATTACCACCTACAACTAGATGTTGTAATGCTTGGTGTATTACTACACGATCATCTGATGCAGCGATAGCGTCAAGAATAGTACGCTCTATCTTTGCAAAGGATAAGTCAAGTTCTGATTTTACTTCCGGACCAAACTGTTCTCCTAACTGAGATTCATCTAGCTGTAGCTTGAAGAAGCTAGTCTGTGGTGGTACGAGTGATAGAGATAGCTTTGATGCTAACGCTACAACTCCTTTAGCCCCCACGGACTGCCAAGGTGTCTTCAGTTGTTTCATACCTTTGTCGTAATCTTCGTGACCACGTATAAGATATGGAAGTGTAAGTTTAGTTGCGTCTTCTGCTTCGGTCAAAAACTGGGAACGATCACTGGATAAATTATCATACCTAGATTTTGCTGTCATTGTTTAAAAATATGCTCTGTTAAATGATGTGCCAAATGTGTTTCTCGTCCTAGGTTGGGCTCCGAATCTAAACGTAGGACTCATACCTAGTGATGCTAAATTATTTAAATACGACTGTTGTTGTATCTGCATTAAGTTGTTGCTATTTATACCTGATTGAACTGGTGTTGTATTGCCAGCAACGGGTTGTTCTAATAACGGAACTTCTGGTGGTGGTGTCTGTGCTACAGGTGCTGCCGCAGCTGCTGTTCCTCCGCTAGCACCTCCTCTAAACCTAGCCATTTCATTACGATAAGCTAGTTGGTTCTGTGCACTAACTCTTTTGTCAGCTATCTCTTTATCAGTTAGATTACGTACATTTGGTAAGAGTGGTATTCTGTTGTATAGATTTCTAATTCTATTTTCTACGTTCTGGTTATCTATATTCATACCGGCTGCATAAGCTTCACCGCTTGCTACAGGTCCGACTCCTGTAGTCTCTCCGTCTGATAAACCTTTAAATGAATTAGGATCTAGACTTGACGTATAATTATCAGCTAGTTGTTCTGATGTCATGTTGTTTATTGCTCGTGATGTTCTTGTATTATCTGATTCTTCGGTGTCTGCATCAGCTACTCCACCTATGTTCAGTGACTTATTTAGATAACCGGCCAAAGGACTATCAGCTGGGTTGTAACCTCCCTCTGTTGTACCTGTTGTACCAATACCTAAATCAGATAGGTTACCTGAGTATGCAAGATCAACTCCTTTGGTAGACAGTCCTCCTTGTGCTAAAGGTAGCCGCATAGTAGCTTGCTGCATAAGTTTTTTAGTCTGGTCACCTGTTAGCTTCATACCAGAATTTAAAATAGCCCTAGCCGCATCTCGTTGGTCTTTTAGTGATGGTTCACCACCAGCCATGTAATCATTAGCTACAAGTGTGCCGTCTGTTCTGCTATTAAAGTCACCTAGTGGTGATTTGTTTAGCATCCTACCATAAGCATCACCATCAGCTACTGGACCTATACCTGATACTTCTTGTGTAGTTTTAGGGCTAGGGTTAGGATTCTTTATCTTACTACCTACACTCACGCCAGATGTACCTGAGTATCCTGATGCTTTATTAGGTGCAGCCTTGGAGTATCCGTCGACACTATAGCCTGCTTTTTTAATTCGTGTCTTTTCTGCATTACTAAAGTTTGTTCTCTTTCCACCAAGAGTTTGTACTCTGGTCTGTTTAAACTTAGCATGCCTTGCAGCCGCAGCTTTCTGGACTGCTGTCTTCTTCTTCTTACTCTTCTTTTTTCCGCCGCCTCTACTCATTTGTTTACTCCATTGGTATGAGTTTAGATATTACTGAATGGGTGTCAATCCATCCACGTTTTTCTGACATCTTTTTAGCCAAGCCTTTGCGACACATAGTAGAAATATAATGACAGCCAGTATCGTTTGCTATCTCTAGCAGTGACTGTTCAAATGGTTCTACCCAATCGTCAAAACCATAACCAGTTTGAGTAGCCCAAGCATGTACAAACAACTCTTTCTTTTGAGGATGTACAATTTCTTCAGCTACTAATACTCCAGCCAAGTCCCCTTGTTCGTCGATGCCAGCTAGCAACCAGAGCTCGTCGTTCATTAGATCTTCGAGCATGTCTGATGCTATCCGTTCACCGAGATTATGGTCTAGTGCTTTTTGTATCAAAGGTAGGATGTGATGCCATGTACGTGGTAATTGCCATGGCTGTATCTTTTCAACTCTCATCCTTAGCTACTCTTTTGTTATACCACTCGACCACCGAGCGTTGACCGGCTAAGTACATGACTTCGCCGATGTTCTGCTTCGGATGTGGATTAACGGGTGGGAAGTTTTCTTCTAGCTCTACTTGTATAGAACTAATGGTTGGTCCGATGATGGACTCAAGCATATTGTGGGAGGTTGGTGTTTGCATGTTCAAAGAACGCTGGCATACGAGCTGCTTTTGTGTCTGAGAACTGCGGGGCTTTGCCCTGATACATTAACTGATCGCTCGCATCCAGCCAAAATTTTTTCGCTAAATATTTATCAGTGTGATTCTCTTTTAGGGGTTGTAGTACCCATTGTATAGTTGCCTTCCGAAGCTTATCCAAAGAAGTGCTAGGAACAAGACCCAACTCAGCACATACGAGACTATTTGTCGCAACGTGTATTTGTTCATCTCTGGATATATCAGCTGATACTGTTCTGAGAGCAGCGTCACCAAGAAACCTAAACATAGGTAGTAGAACAAAAAATATAGCTCGTTCTGCAACGAGAGCTTTGGTAATAGTGTGGTCAGGGTGTGCAATCCAAGCATCTCTTAACCTCTTCGCTTCCAGTTCGGATTGTAGATCAGCACCGTGGGCGTCAACAATGAAGCCCAAAGCGAGATCATGTTTAATCTCGTCTTGTACGTTTGACTCAAGAAGTGTCCTCGCTGTTTCCGGGACTTCTTTCTCCAAGCCTTGAGAAATAAATTCTCCAACTGGTAGCTCCATATGACGTATTGCGAGTGCACGTTTGATGGTTTCTTCAGCACCTTCTTTCAATACTCCTTTGGTAGGTTGGACTGGTGTCCATGTTCTTTTTCTATTTTGTAATTTTATGTAGGGGTTCATTGTTGGCAGTCACATGTAATTTCGTTTTCATTTCCTACTATGCTTGCCAAGTAATCTTGCACGTCAGTATCACCTAACGCTGCGTAAGCATCAGACTTATCTTGAACGTCACCCATTACTTGTAAACTGTAGTACAAAGAGGTTTGTGAGCTTCCGAGCCACTCCTCTATAAATGCTTCATTGTATACAACTACATCGCTCCAGCTGTTGAAGCTGTAGCCATGAAGCAATCCTGTCCTATCGAGCATGGTCATGATTTCGTCTGCTACACGCTTGTATGCGTCCCATCCTACTTCACTTGCTATCTCAACGTCTCCATAGTTGACTCTCTCTACTCCGAACTCGCCAGAGTCTCTGTCAACCTTTCTTGCTATTGGTGGTGCTATCTCGGGTGTGCATGTAAAGCCGTCTAGGTCTCTACTGCGATAGCTGCAACTGGCAGTGGGTGCAATAGCGAACGCCCTTACCATATTGTTATTGTGTGCTACTTGTGCCGCTTCAAAAATCGCTCTGTCCAAGGCAACAGCCGCCATACCGGCTTCGTTGGTTGCACTATATCCTCTGTTGACAAGACGGAGGGCTTCTCCGAAGTCTTTGTAGCTGATGTTATATCTTCTGAGGAAGTTTGCAAGACCGAGCACTCCGAGCCCAACTTGTCTGTCGACTTCGGGGGCAAGGTACTCTCCAGATTCTCCAACGCCTGTCCTACTATGGAGATCGCACAACTCGGACATGCCTGATACGAAAGCCTCTTGTAGGTTGTCGAGTGTACAGGAACCGAGATTGACATGCTGTAACAAGCAAGTTCCACGTGAGGGCAAGTATACTTCAAGGCAGACGTTCCCATAGATACGCTCCCCGGTATTGGGGTCATGTTTGATTTTGTTGAGCCAGATGTCTCCTGATTTGATTCCATAAATTAGTGCGTCCTTTGTATCTTGAGTTGCAAATGCCCACATCTCATCGTCGATGTCGACACATCTTTTGACCCAAGGTAACTCGGATCTTGTTGCTGTAATAAAGTCTACCACATCTGGGTGTGCTAGATCTAGATGGAGTACGATGGCTCCGTTTTTGTAAGCTCCACCTCTTCTCAAGGTTTCATTCAGAGCTGAATATATTTTGCCAAAGCTGACTGGGCCAGTAGCCACAAGTCCTTTGTCGTTTGTTGATCCGGCTGGTCTAAGCTTAGATAGGTGGATTGCACAGCCTGCACCAAATCTTAGTGCGTGACTTGCGAACCTCCAGCTAGCTTCGATGCCGTTTGGACCTTCCATGCTGTCTTCAACAACGAAGGTCGTGCATGATACAGGTAGTCTTGATGTAGGATCATCTATCCAAGACTGTACCCGTCCAGTGCGGGAGATAAGTTCAGACATTTTAAATAATAATACTGTTTTCTATTAGGTCTTTGAGTGCATTAGTTAATGCGAAGTTTTGTCTTTGTAAAGCAAGGAAGACAGTAACAACGTCCTCCTTCTTGTCATAATGTTTGCGTAAGTTATCTTCAATCACTCTCATCTTGAACTGTTGCTCCATTGTCAATAGCAAAGGCTTCTTGGGGCGTCCAGAGTTTGGGTGTTTGTTCTTTGGTATCATAGTCATCTATGGTAAGTATTCTGGCTAGCCTTGCATTCAAAAGGGCGTCGTCTTCGGTCAGTCCTTTATCTGTAAATGCTTTTACAACTGTTGACCAGCTGTAGCCTTCTTTATTGAACAGAGTTTCTGCTCTCTTGACTCCGATACCCGGTACTCCACTGTAGCCATCAGTCTGATCGCCAGCTAGTGTCTGTATCAAGTGCCACTTAGCACCCTCTTCAGCGGTGATATCTTTAGAGGTGTCGAGGTCATATAGTTTGCCGGGTATCTGTCTCATGTCTTTGTCAGGTGAGACAATAATATTACCGGGGTGTTGTGTAGCGTAAATACCCATGGCATCGTCAGCTTCCAACTCTTTCATAATAATTACATTGTATCCTATTTTAAGGCTAGAAATAACCCGTTTATAGCCACAGGGCTTTTTTCTGTTTCGATGACCCTTGTAATCTGGGGAAATTTTTTTCCTAAAATTTTTAGTGTCTGAAAAGAAGAGTATTGGCTTGGCAAATCCGCCAAAATGAGAGGTTATCTTGTCAATCTCTGTTGTAACTGCTTTGTAAGCGTCACTAAAGTTAGATGTAACAAATATAACGTCTTCCCCGTAGTCTATTTCTGTTTCACAGGCTGCACAGCATTTATATACGATGAAGTCTGCATCTATTAATATGTTCATGGTGGTTTAGTGTACGTCTGCCCAAGTCTGTCCAATCTTAGCTTCTGCTGCGATGGGGCATCTTAGACGGTAATATTCGCCTGCCATTTTGGCTGCAAGCTCTAGCCATCTAGCTAATTCTTCACAATCACGAGGATAACATTCATAGTTTAGCTCGTCATGTATGAAGGATAACTGGTGTCCATCAGGTGGTAGGCACTCATTTATGGTGACCATCCATCTCTTGGCGATTGTCGCTGCTGATCCCTGTAGGAGGTAGTTGAGAAACTTATGCCCTTTGTCCACGCCGATACGACGACCGTCGATGGCGTTTGCATAACCTCTCTGACTACACTTCTGACAAGCCTGTAGCAGCTCCGCAAGACCCGGAATGGCATCAACATAAGCCTTACGAATATCTGCTCCCTTTCGTGCAGCGGCTTCTTCGGATAGTAACTTATCAAAGCTTCTACCTAGTTTGATGTTGCCGGCCCCGTAAAGGAAGGCATAGGTAACGGTTTTAACTTGTCTTCTAGTAATGCCGATCCGTTCGGCGTTGGTAGCGTGTATATCTCCTGTCGTAAGGATTCTAGCGTACCTTCCACTGTCGTATCGGGCGAGGTAGTGGGCGAGCATCCTGAGCTCAATGCCACTAAGATCGGCAGAGACCAGAACTTTAGTAGGTGTAGCCGTAAATAATTTTCTAAATCGTTCATCACTTGGTACTTGTGCGAGGTTTGGTTTTCTGTGTGCACATCGAAATGTGTTTGTGGCGACAGAACAATGGTGGTGAATCCTGTTACACGTCGTAACAAGCTTGTTCCATGCGTTCACGCCTTCCGAGATCATCCCCAATTTCTTGGTAATATCTAGACATCGAAGAAACAACTGGGCTGTCTCCGACCCAATATCCTTTAATACAGTCTCGTCCACGACGGGTTTTCCTGTCGCTGTCATCTGTGTCGGTTTCCAGTTTTCGTGTGTCTTCAGTATCCATGCTATGTGGTCTCGTGAGGTGGGGTTAAGTTGTTTAAGTTTTGTAAATGGGCATCCTTGTATGTACCCTTGTGTCCTGTTATTTCGCTTAGGTGTAAACACTGCTCCGCTAACGAAGCCGTATTTTCTGCGTAGTAAGCCTGTAGCTTCTTCCAGCTCTCCTCTGAGAGTTGACTCGAGCTCGTAGGCTGCTCGTTGGTCGAAATACCATCCATGTTCTTCTTGTCGTTGTAGTATGTGTGCGACTTGGTGTTCTAATTGAACCCAGTCAGGTAGGGTTGGAAATGTTGGCATAGTTTATTTGTAACAATAACGTCTTGTTCGCAATAGTCCTCCATCTCCTGTGACCATTCTAGCCAGTCGGAAGTCTCTCCAAAGTTCCCCTTGTATTCTCCCAA